TTCTTACCTGCTTGGGAGTGGTTCCAGTCCGGGCCGCTGCAACGGCTTATGCCGGGCGGTGCTATCGTCATTGTGATGACCCGCTGGTCTAAATTGGACCTCACGGGCATGATTGTGGCTCAGACAGAGCGCAATGAGGACGTTGACCCTTGGGAAGTAGTTGAGTTCCCTGCAATTAAGGACGATGGCACGGCTCTTTGGCCTGAGTTCTGGGATGTAGAGGAGCTGCTGTCTAAGAAAGCTGCAATTGACATCCGGTACTGGAACGCTCAGTACATGCAGAAGCCCACCTCAGAGGAGGGAGCGCTGATAAAGAGGGAATGGTGGAGAATTTGGGAAAAGGAAGACCCTCCCAAATGTGAGTTCATCATTATGTCGCTTGATGCTGCGCAGGAAGCTAACACTAGGGCTGACTATAACGCACTAACGACGTGGGGTGTATTCTTTAACGAGGAAGTGAACAACTTCTGCATAATCTTGCTCAATGCCATCAAAAAACGGATGGAGTACCCTGATTTGAAGCGGATGGTGCTGGAGGAGTATAAAGAGTGGGAGCCCGATGCGTTTATGGTCGAGAAGAAGTCTAACGGGTCCGCGCTGTACCAAGAGTTTAGGAGGATGGGCGTGCCCGTGGGGGAGTTTACCCCGGGCAAAGGGCAGGATAAGATAGCGCGGGTGAATGCGGTGTCGGACCTGTTTGCGTCGGGGATCGTGTACGCGCCAGACCACCGCTGGGCTAAGGAAGTCATAGAGGAGTGCAACGACTTCCCGGCGGGTACTAATGACGACTTGGTGGACTCAACGACACTTGCCCTGTTAAGATTCAGGCAAGGCGGGTTTTTACGGCTCCCGACAGATGAGCCGGAGGATAACTTTCTGCGCCCCTACCGCAAAAAAGCTGCGTATTATTAAGGACATATCATGGCGACAAATATGGATAAGGCTTTATACCAAGCTCCCAAAGGCATAGACCAGCTGGGGGAAGAGGGGGAGCCTATTGAGATTGAGATTGAAGACCCAGAAGCAGTCCGCATTAAAGCGGGGGACATGGAAATTGAAATCGGTAAAGCCGAAGAGGATGACTTTGGCAAGAACTTAGCCGAAGATATCCCAGACGATGTACTGCAGTCTATAGCGGGGGAGTTAATTAGCGATTTTGATAATGATGTCTCTTCACGCAAAGACTGGATACAGACTTATGTAGACGGTCTTGAGTTGCTGGGCTTGAAGCTAGAGGAGAGAACGGAACCGTGGCCCGGCGCTTGTGGCGTGTTCCACCCCCTGCTGACTGAGGCGGTTGTGAAGTTTCAAGCTGAGACCATGATGGAGACATTCCCTGCAATGGGGCCTGTCAAGACGGTAATCATTGGCAAAGAGACTCCCGAAAAAAAGAAGGCAGCTGAGCGCGTGCAATCGGACATGAACTATCAGCTCACCGACGTTATGAAAGAGTATCGCCCGGAACATGAGCGCATGCTCTGGGGCTTGGGCCTTGCTGGCAATGCGTTCAAGAAGGTGTACTTTGACCCATCCCTAGACCGTCAGGTGTCGATGTATGCGCCAGCGGAAGATGTGGTCGTGCCGTACGGGGCGTCGAGTCTTGAGTCAGCGGAGCGTGTAACACACGTGATGCGTAAGACCAAGAACGAGATTCTGCGTTTACAGCATGAGGGCTTCTACCGAGATATTGACTTGGGGGAACCCACGCAGGTGATGGACGAGGTGGAGAAACGCATCGCGGAGAAGATGGGCTTTCGGGCTACTCAAGATGACCGCTTCAAGCTGCTGGAGATGCAGGTAGAGCTAGACCTTGAGGGTTATGAGCACGAGGACGAGGATGGTGAAGAGACGGGTATTGCACTGCCGTATATTGTCACGATAGAGAAGGGCACTAACAATATTCTTGCTATTCGGCGCAACTGGGAGCCCGATGACAAGCTGTCTCGCAAACGGAATCACTTTGTCCACTACGGCTACATCCCGGGCTTTGGGTTCTACCACTTCGGTCTAGTGCATTTGATCGGAGCCTTTGCTAAATCTGGCACTTCTATTCTGCGCCAGCTAGTAGATGCGGGTACTCTGTCTAATCTACCCGGCGGGTTTAAAACTCGGGGGCTGCGCACCAAGGGTGACGACACTCCCATATCTCCCGGCGAGTTCCGTGATGTAGATGTTCCTAGCGGGACCATGCGTGACAACATCATGCCGTTGCCGTACAAAGAGCCGAGTCAGGTTCTGTTGGCTCTACTGAATCAGATCATTGAGGAAGGCCGCAAGTTTGCGGGGGCAGTGGAGCTACAGACTTCGGACATGTCCGCGCAGGCTCCGGTGGGCACAACACTGGCTATTCTAGAGCGGCAGTTAAAGACTATGAGTGCTGTTCAGGCGCGCATTCACTACTCAATGAAGCAAGAGTTTAAGCTCTTGAAAGTCATCATCCGTGACTACACTCCACCAACCTACAGCTACGAGCCAGAAGAGGGTGGGCGTAGGGCTAAGCAGTCGGACTACGATCAGGTCGATGTAATACCTGTAAGTGATCCCAATGCGGCTACGATGGCTCAGAAGGTTGTTCAGTATCAGGCTGCACTACAGCTAGCACAGACGGCTCCTCAGTTGTACGACCTACCGCTTCTGCACCGCCAGATGCTGGATGTGCTGGGCATCAAGAACTACCAAAAGCTCGTGCCTATACCGGACGACATGAAGCCCCGCGATCCAGTTACAGAGAACATGAGCTTGCTTAAAAACAAGCCAGTTAAAGCGTTCCTGTATCAAGACCACAGGGCTCACATCGCTGTACACATGGCTATGGCCCAAGACCCTCATATTCAGGGTTTAATTGGGCAGAACCCCCAGTTAGCTCAGCAGATGATGGCTGCGGGTTCGGCTCACATTGCGGACCACTTGGGCATGGAGATGCGTAAGCAGATGGAGCAGGCTATGGGTATGACGCTGCCCGCATACAACGAAGAGCAAGATGAGCGGGAGATGTCGCCAGAGATGGAGGTTCAAGTCTCTCAGAAGGCCGCACAAGCCTCACAACAACTGTTGCAGCAGCATCAACAAGAAGCACAGCAGAAGAAGAACTCAGAGGCTTCAAAGGACCCGCTCATTCAGTTGCAACAGCAAGAACTTCAGCTCAAGATGCAGGAGAACCAGCGTAAGGCGGCGAAAGATCAGTCAGATGCTCAGCTCAAACAAGCGCAGCTGCAGATTGAACGTGACCGTATCCAAGCACAGCAGGAAACTGAGGGCGTCAAGATTGCCATGAAGGCGCAGGCTGATAAAGCGCAACGGGATCACACGCACGAGCAAGCTGGCTTTACGTCGGGCATAGAGATGCAGAAGCAGCAGATGATGCTCAATAACCAAGAGCGTATTGCTAAGTTTCAGACGGACCAACGTGCGCAGCAAGCTCGGTTGCAGGCCCAACAACGGGAGCAACAAGTGGCCCGGCAAAACTACAAACCAGCTAAGAAAGGTGACTGATGTATCAAATTAAAAAGGCTTTTGATTTAGTGGTTAACCAAATTGATGAGATGGTCAGACGGAGTGAGGATGACCTAGGCTCTGGCGCGGCTAAAGATTATGCGGAGTACCGAGAGCGTTGTGGGGTTATTACAGGTCTACTCACAGCGCGTAGAAGTATCACAGACCTGACAAAAAACATGGAGGAATCGGATGAGTGAAACACCAACGTTGGATTTGAGTCGGGCCGTTGATCTATCGGCTTTGATGCATAAGAAGGCAGAGGACAAGGCGAAGCAACTACCAAAGCCGTCAGGCTACAGGATTCTTTGTGCTATTCCAGAGGCAGAGAAAGAGTACGAAGGTACTGGTTTGGTTAAATCAGAAGAGACTATGCGCAACGAAGAGACCCTCACAACGGTCTTGTTTGTGGTTGAGCTAGGTCCCGACTGTTACAAAGATACAACAAAGTTCCCCACAGGGCCTTGGTGTAAAGAAGGTGATTTCATCTTGATCCGGCCCCATGCTGGCTCACGATTAGTCATCCACGGCAGAGAGTTCCGCATCATCAACGACGACTCCGTAGAAGGAACCGTCGAAGACCCACGCGGCGTAAAACGCAAATAGGAGCGCACATGGCTAAGTATGATAATTTTAAATTCCCCGATGAGGTGGATAGTAAGGGTAAACCTGAAGAAGCCCTAGATATCTCAATTGAGGGGGATGAGGTTGAAATAAAAGTCGACGTAAAAGACGATACTCCTACTGAAGATAGGTTCGTACAACCCCTTCCCGAGTCTATTAAAGAAGACTTAGAGAAGGCAGATGACTCTGAAGACTACTCCCATAATGTAAAGCTCAAGTTCAAGCAATACAAAAAGGCTTGGCATGACGAGCGTAGGGAGAAAGAATCCGCGCTGCGTGAACAGCAGGAGGCTTTAGCCGTTGCCCAGCGCATGCTCGACGAGAACCGCAAACTCAAATCTGTGCTGCATACGGGGGAGAAAGAGCTTATCTCCACCTATCAAAACTCCGCTGAAATGGAGATTGAGAAGGCCAGCCGCAGCTATAAAGATGCCTACGATTCAGGGGATTCGGACAAACTTCTAGAAGCTCAGCAGGAGATGATCCGGGCCCAACTTAAGCTAGATAAAGCAAAAAACTTCAGGCCTACTGTACAAAATGACCAAAATGATGTACAAATAGCACCTCAGAGGCCTCAAACCCCTCAGATGGACCCGAAAGTTGCGTCATGGGTATCAAAAAACCCGTGGTTCGTTGACCAGAATAAACGATCTATGCGCAGGTATGCTGAAGGTGTCCACGAGGATTTAGAGACTAAGTATGGTCGAGGCTACATAGGCACGAATGAGTACTATGCAGCAATAGACAAAGAAGTACAGCACAGGTTCCCAGAAGAATTTGGCGATGCTTCTAACAACGATGGGGACGAAAGACCTCAACGTACAAAACCAAGCACGGTGGTCGCACCGGCGAAGCGAAGCACTGCTCCTAAAAAAGTAGTTCTTTCCAAAACGCAGGTAGGCTTGGCAAAGAAATTTGGATTAACCAACGAGCAATATGCTCGTGAAGTCATGAAATTAGAGGTTTAAAAATGGCTGAAAATAGATTACAACGCGAAATGGTTAGTAGGACCGCTCAAGAGCGCCCCAAGCAGTGGCAGCAGGCAGAGCTTCTACCGGAACCTGACAAGGAACCCGGTTTCGCGTACAGATGGATTAGGATTTCTACTTTGAACATGTCAGACCCTCGTAATCTCTCCGCAAAAATGCGAGAAGGTTGGGAGCCAGTCACTATTGAAGAGCAACCTAAATTTAAACTGCTAGCTGATCCCAACAGCCGTTTTAAAGACAGCATTGAGATTGGCGGGTTGTTGCTCTGCAAGACCCCTTCTGAGTTTGTTGCTCAACGGAGTAAGCATTTTGCTGATCTAACACAATCTCAGGCGGATGCTGTAGATAACAATTTAATGCGTCAAAGCGATGCGCGGATGCCACTCTTTGCTGAGCGGAAATCTTCGACTAGCTTTGGAAAAGGTATTTAATTTTCTAGGAGTCCTTAAATGGCATCAACCGCTTCTCCCTACGGCTTTCGAGCCGTGAACGAGTTGGGTGGCCTACCTTATGCTGGTAGCACTCGACAATTCCCAATTAATCCCGCAGGTTACGCCGTCAACATCTTTAACGGATCGTTGGTGTATGTAGCTGCATCGGGTTATCTACAAATCGCCACTTCAACTGGCGCTGACGCTAGTACCAATGGCTTTCCCACGGGTTCTGCAAATACAGGTTGCGTCGGCGTTTTCGTCGGTTGCACCTATACCAACACGCAAGGTCAAATAATCTACGCTCAATTCTACCCAGCTAACTTTGTGGCCCCTACTGGCACAACGGTTACTGCGTATGTTGTCGATGATGACCGCGCTGTGTTCCAAGTGCAATCTGCTGGTACGGTTACTTTT